CGCACAAGAACGATTTGCATCCGACGATGAAGCCAGTGGCTCTGGTCGAGCGCGCGATCCGCAATTCGTCCAAGAGCCGCGACATCGTGCTCGATCCGTTCGGCGGCTCAGGCACGACGCTGATTGCGGCGGAGCGGGCTGGACGGCGGGCGCGGCTCATCGAGCTCGATCCCAAATACGTCGACGTCATCGTTCAGCGCTGGCAGAAAACGACGGGGGGAGAAGGCCGGCATGGGGAAACAGATCAACCGTTCGGTGCCTCAAGCCAAATAGCACAATCCGCCAACCGCAAGATCAGCCAATAACGCCCGGCCAATCGCGACCACGCCGATACGCCGTAGGCGCCGGGTACCATCCCGCATGGCCACAGGCTGGTTGCCGCAAACATGGACCGGCGGCATAATTGGCACCATGCCAATCCGCCGGTCTGCAGACACAGCGCCAGACATGTTTTCGGTTCTGCTTTCGCCGAAGGCACCCGGGCCGTCCGTTGTACAGGCCGCTGGCGCAGAGGGCGACCCGGCATCGCAGCCCCGGCACGTGCTGCCGAAGGATTTGGCCGGTGCGCTCAAGCGGCTGGACAACAGCGAGATTGATACACTTCTTTCGGCAGTCACTACCGAAGCTGAGCACCGTGGCCGCCTGCCAAAACCGCAGCCACAGCTCGAAGCGAAGCCGGCCGCTCAGCGTACAGCGGTTGGAGAGGTTGCGAGTGGGTTGACGAAGGGTAAGCTGAACGCCGTGCGTGCCGCTTTCAAAGCTGGTGTAAAGCCATCGGCAATTGCTCGGCAGTTTGGAATTTCGCAGTCCGATGTCCGGAAGGCCCTTGCTCGTGGACCAGATCGTGGTCCCTGACGCTGACGCAGTGCCTTGGGTTTATAATCGGATCATTGATTGCTCATTCGCCGGTACAACGATCGCAAAATGATCGCCCCTAAGGCTTAGCCAATCATCGAGCTTGGTGGTTATGGCGCGAACCGCAGCAAAGACCGGCGACCATGACGCCTCCGGGACGATTCCGGTGGATGTGGCTGCCAAGCTGTTGATGGTCACGCCGGAATGGGTCCGGCGACTGACCAAGGACGGCTGGGTCGCGAAGACCGATCGTGGCAGCTACCGCGTCGTCGATGTGGTGCAGGGCTATATTCGCTTCCTCAAGGACGAAGCGCGTCGATCGAGCAAGACGGCTTCGCTCAGTCGGCTGCAGGACATTCGCACCCGCAAGGAGGAGTTGGCGGTCGCGCAGACCGAGCGCGAGCTCGTGCCACTGGTGGAAGCCATGACGCTGGTGGACGAGGTGGCGGGCGCCGTGGTCGCGCGGATCAATGCGATTCCCGCGCGCTTGACCCGCAACATCGAGCAGCGGGAACAGCTGCAACGAGAAGTGGATGATGCGCTCTCCGAAGTGGCCGACCGCATCGCAAAACTCGGCCGTTCTTATCGATCGGGTGACGAGGATCCTGCGGCCGAGGAAGAAGGTATCGACTGATCGTTGGTCGCGGGAGAACCGGGTCTATCCGCTCTCCTCGGGCCGGCCGGGGCCGAAGGATCCGGCGCTCACCCCTTACATGATCCCGTTCATGCGGGCCTTCGAGGACGCGCGCTACAATACCGTGGTGTTCGTCTGTGGGGGCCAGATGGGCAAAACCGATAGTGTCATCGACGTGATCCTGTCGCGGCTTGATCAGCGTCCGGTGCCGATCATCTACGCTGGCCCCGACCGCAACTTCGTCACCGACCAGTTCGAGCCGCGGTTCGACGATGCGCTCAACCGATCGCCAAGCTTGTCGGTGAAGCTGGCGCGCGGCAAGAAGAACAAGAAGACCCGCAAGATCGTCTCCGGCGTGCCGGTGCGTCTTGCCTGGGCAGGCTCTGCGAACCAGCTCAAGTCGGATCCAGCGGGCCTGGCCATCGTCGACGAACGTGACGGCATGGCCAAAAACATCAAGGGCGAAGGCGACCCCGTGCGCCTCCTCGAGGTCCGCGGTGACACCCATGCCGACTTTACGCTTGGGGTGACGTCGACGCCGACCGAGGGATCGGTCGAGATCGAGAAGGACGATGCAACCGGGCTCGAATTCTGGACTGTCATCGAGCACGACGACATCGGGAGCCTCGACAGTCCGATCTGGAAGCTCTGGCAGCGCGGCACCCGATATCACTGGGCCTGGCCGTGTCCGCACTGCGAGGACTATTTCATCCCGCGGTTCGACTGCCTGGTGATCCCTAAGATCGACATCACACCGAAGGGCGGCAAAGAGACTATCAAACGCGACGCGACCGCGATCGAGGCGCGTCGGCTCGCTTTCCTGCAATGCCCCAATTGTGACGGCGTCGTCGAGGAGAAGCACAAGTTCGAGATGAACGCCCACGGCGTCTATGTCGCGCCAGGGCAGCGGATCGAACCGGATGGCCGTGTGATCGGCGATCCGCCGGATGGTACGACCGTGAGCTTCTGGGTCTCGGGGTTGGCGTCGCCCTTCGTATCGTTCGGCGAGCGTGCCGGCCGCTACGTCGAGGCCTTGAACTCGGGCGATCAGGAAGAAGTCCAGACCGTCATTAATGGGGGGTTCGGAGAGCTTTGGGCTCCGGCCGGCGGTGATGCACCGGAATGGGCCGACGTGGCGCGGCTCAAGCTGCCCTATCGGTCGCGCGATATCCCGGCAGGTGTGCTGCTGCTCACCGCCGGCATCGACGTGCAGAAGAACCGGCTTGTCACCGTGGTCCGCGGCTGGGGCGTGCGCCAGGAAAGCTGGTTGATCGAGCAGAACGAGATCTGGGGCGAGACCGAGCACGGCGATGTCTGGGTCGATCTGGCCGAGATGCTGGCACGCCCGTTCGGCGATCTGCTGATCCGCCGTGCCTTCATCGATTCAGGCTTCCGCCCCGGCAAGAAAGACGAGGTGCCAGAGCACCGAGTCTACGAGTTCTGCCGGCGGCACGCGCGCGTTGTCTATGCAGTGAAGGGGTTCGACCATCGCGACCAGCCGCTGTCGGTCAAGCGCATTGACGTGACGCCCAAGGGCAAGGCTGCCAAGTACGGTCTTGATCTGGTTCGTCTCGATAGCGACTTCTTCAAATCCTGGGTGCACGAACGGGTGCGCTGGCCGGACGATCAGCCCGGCGGCTGGCATCTGCCAGGCGACACCACGGAGGCCTATTGCCGGCAGATCGTGTCGGAGGGCCGCGTCAAGAAGCCTTCCGGCGGCTACACCTGGGTCCACCGCTCGCGTGACAATCACTTTCTCGACTGCGAGGCGATGGCTTATGCGGCGGCTTACATGCTGGGTGTGCAACGCATCGCCGACACGGCGCAGCCGCGACAGCCAAAGCCGAAAGCTAGATCAGAGCAAACCGACGCTGTGCGCCAAGTGAAGCCTGTGACCAGCGTCGCCGCCTTGGCGCGGCTGAACATGGGCCGATGAATATGGCGACGGCGGCGGAGGTCACCCTCTGGCGAGCACAACTCACCGAGGCCGAGGCCGCACTGCATGCGGTCGTGGTGCAGGGAAGCGTCGCGCGGATGCGCCATGGTGACAAGAGCATGGAATGGAACGCGCAGAATGTCGGTACGCTGCGCGGCTATATCGCTGAGCTGCGTGGCAAGCTCGGACTGAACGCTCGCGGCTTTGCGCGCCGGGTGAGTTTCTGATGGTCAATCTGCTTGGACCTGATGGAAGTCCGGTCAGAATTCCGGCCGGGCCGCGTTCCACGGCGCGCATGCTGGCGGCTGGCTATGCCGGCGCTTCAGTCACCGATCCGGATCTGGCGCACTGGCGCCCGCCCTTGTGGTCGGCGCAGACGGCGCTGTCGCCGGATCGTCCGGTGCTGGCGGCGCGGATCCATGATCTCGCCCGCAACGACGGCTGGGCATCGGGTGGTGTCACCCGGCAAGTCGATGCCGTGATCGGCGCCGGCTGGCGGTTGTCGTCAAAGCCCAATGCGCGCTCGCTGAAGATCGATCCGGACGTGGCATCGGATCTGGCCTCCGACATCGAGGCAGCCTGGAAGGATTTTGCCGAGGACCCGGATTGCTGGTGCGACGCCGGCCGGCGCATGACCATGGGCGGGCTGCTGGCGCTGGCGTTCCGGCATCGACTGATGGATGGCGAGGCGCTCGCCGCCATTCTCTGGCTGCCCCGCGGCGGACGCTATGCGACTGCGGTTCAAGTCATCGATCCGGACCGGCTATCGAATCCATACAATGCGGTCGATACCTACTGGCGTCGGCAGGGCATCGAACTCGGCGAGCACGGCGAGCCCCTCGCCTATCAGATTCGTCGGTCGCACCCCGGCGACCAGAACGTGTTTCATCCGATGTTCTGGACCTGGGAGCGCATTCCGCGGGAAACCAGCTTCGGCCGCCGGGTGGTGGTGCACGCCTTCGAGCCGGGGCGCGCCGGCCAGTATCGTGGCGTCTCCGTGCTGGCGCCGATCGTCAAACGGTTGCGAATGCTTGGTCGCTACGACGAGGCCGAACTACAGGCTGCCGTCCTCAACGCCGTGATGGCGGCTTTTGTCGAAAGCCCGTTCGATCATGATCAGTTCGCATCGGCACTGGGAGGTGGCGAGGAGCTGTCGGCCTACCAGCAGCAGCGGCTCGACTATTACCAAGCAGCTCCCATCAACGTTGGCGGCGCCAAGATCGCGTTTACGTTCCCGGGCGAGAAGGTGATGCTGACCAAACCGAACCATCCCAACAGCGTGTTCGAAGCCTTCGAGCGCGCAAGCCTGCGCAATGTCGCAGCCGCAATGGGCATGACCTATGAACAGCTGTCGATGGACTGGGGTCAGGTCAACTATTCCTCGGCCCGCGCGGCTTTGCTCGAGGTCTGGCGCGGCTTCACCGCCCGCAAGGAGCACTTCGCGCAAGCCTTCATGGCGCCGATCTATGCCGGCTGGCTGGAGGAGGCGATTGACCGCGGGATCATCAAGCTACCGAAGGGGGCGCCTGAATTTGCACAGGCCAAGGCCGCCTATTGCGCGGCGAAATGGATTGGTCCCGGCCGCGGTTGGGTCGATCCGCACAAGGAGGCGACGGCTGCGACCGAGCGCCTGGCGGCGGGTTTGTCGACGCTTGAGCGTGAATGCGCCGAACAGGGCGAGGATTATCTCGAGACCATCCAGCAGCGGGCGCGCGAGCGCAAGGAGATGCTGGCGCTCGGGCTTGATCCCGACGCCATGTTCGATCGTAAGGCCGCGCCATCCGGTGACACTGACGATCAATCGCCGGCCAAGCAGCAAAAGGCGCTGGCATGATCCTGCGTCCTGAATTGGCCGCGCGGGTGTTCAACACCCCGCTGTTGATGCATCCGGGCAAGCTCGATGCGGCGCTCGCCGGCATCGGCGGACGGATCGTCGAGGGCGGTGTGGTGCTGGAGGGCGTCGGCGAACGCGTCGATCATGTGACGTTCGCGAATGGCCGGCCATTGGCTGGTCGCATCGGCGATCGTACGGGTCGGCGATATGACGCCAACGGGTCAGCCATGTTCGACACGATCGATGGGATCGCACTGATCCCGATCGAGGGCACGCTGGTGCACAAAGGTGCTTATGTCGGCGCCATGTCCGGGCGGACTTCCTATGAGGGACTGCAGGCGCAGGTGCTGCGCGCCATGCGCAATCCCGCCATCAAGGCCGCGGTGTTCGAGATCGACAGTTTTGGCGGCGAGCTTGCCGGCGCTTTCGAGACCGCGGACCTGATCGCCCGGCTGTCGGCCGAAAAGCCGACCCTGGCCATTCTGACCGATCACGCACTGTCGGCCGGCTACCTGCTGGCGTCGGCGGCGCGGCAGATTGTCATGCCCGAACACGGGCGCGCCGGCTCGATCGGCGTGGTGACGTTGCATGCCGACTGGTCGAAAGCGCTTGAGCAGCAGGGCGTAAAGGTCACGGTGCTGCGGGCGGGCACACAAAAAATGGCTGGCAATCCGTTCGAGGCCCTGGCCGACGACGTCGCACAGCGGATCGTCGGCGATCTCGAAGCGGCACGGCAGACCTTCGCTCAGAGCGTCGGGCGTTACCGTGGCTCGCGTTTAACGGCACAAGCCGCCTTGGCAACCGAGGCGCAGGACTATCGCGGCCGGGATGCGGTCGCGTTGGGGCTTGCCGATGCCACTGGCCATGC